TTAATATGTGTATACCAAGAACCTGTCTTATCTAATTTACCATCATCAATATCATGCCATAGTTTATCTAATTGTTCATTCCATGATAAGTATTCTGTTTGTCTTTTACTTAAAACACCTGATAAAGTTTCTGCAGTGTTACCTGCTGTTTCATAAGATGCTATCTGTGAATCTGTTGGTTTAGTAAAACTATATGTCCATGTTTTAATATAGTCTCCACTACCATCATTTTGTAAAGATACTTTTGTATCATCCCATGTTGCAGAGTTTGCCTCTATGTATAATTTTGTTTTTGTCGCTAATGTTGCCATGTTATGCTCCTATTACCCTGTATGCTCCAAAATTAACTGCTTTATTATCAGATTTAGTTCTTATAGTACTTCCGCTACTGTAAATTTTTCCGTATAATTCAACATAGTCATCTGTGTCCATATCTAT